AACGGTAGAGTTCTTAGTACCCTACCTCAACAGAACTCTGTTAATACTACAGAGAACAAACCAGATACCCAGACTACCAAAAGATGTCGTCAGACCTAAGATAGTAGCTGGTATCAATAGTCTAGGTAGAGGACAAGATAATGAATCCTTGACTAGATTTATAGCAACTATTGCACAGACACTTGGCCCAGAAGCTTTGGTTAAATTTATAGATCCAAGCGAAGCTATCAAACGATTAGCAGCGGCACAAGGTATCGACGTACTAAATCTTGTACGTACAGCAGAGCAGCTAGATCAGATGAAGGCTATGACTCAACAAGAGGTAGCTCAGAAGTCACTTGTAGATCAAGCCGGTCAACTTGCTGGTACACCACTCATGGATCCTACTAAGAATCCAGAGCTGGCAGAACAAGCATCAGCTGTATTAAGTAACTTACAACCACCAGAAGAGTAAATGTCAGAAACATTATCATATCAGCCAGAAGTACAAACTGAAAGTGCACCTGATAACCTTACACCAGAAGAGCAGGATAGTCTTGCCGTTGGTGAGAAGCTACAGGCAGAACAAGAAGGACTACTGGCTGGTAAATATAAAAGTGCAGAAGAACTAGAAAAAGCATACGTAGAGCTACAGAAAAAACTTGGCGAAAGCAAAGAAGAAGAAGACACAGAACAAGCCAGTACAGAACCAGAACCCGAAGATAAGCCACAGCTATCTGAGGGTGCTACACTGATTACAGATGCTAGCAAAGAATACTTTGATAATGGTAATAAATTATCACCAGAGACTCTTGCTAAGTTTTCTTCTTTATCTAGCCAAGATCTTATCAAAGCCTACATGGAGGTGTCGCAGAACCCTGAGTTTCAACAACAACAGGCAGCACCAGCAGCTGAGATCACTGCGTCACAGATCAACCAGATCAAGAACGCAGCAGGCGGCGAGAAAGCCTATGCTAATATAGTAAACTGGGCAAAGAACAGTCTACCACAAGATCAGATAAATGCGTTTGATGAGGTAGTCAATACAGGCAGCGTACAAGCTATACAACTAGCTGTGTCTGGATTGAAAGCTGAGTACGATAACGCAAACGGAGTTGAAGGTAGAATGGTAACAGGTAAAACTGCCCCTAATAACGGGGATGTCTTTCGTAGTCAAGCGGAACTTGTCCGTGCTATGTCAGATGCAAGGTATGATAACGACCCTGCCTACAGGCAAGATGTTATTGAAAAACTAGACAGATCAGATTTGGAGTTCTAACTATGCCCGGACATTACGGAAAAGCTATGCCAAAAGGCAAGAAGAAAATGACAGCAGCAGAAAAGAAAAAGATGCTTGCTAAACTTAAGAAGAAAAAGTAATGGTCAAGAAGAAAGGAAAGAAGAAACCTACCTCTGACCCACGTTCTCCACTTGATGAGTTCAAGCCAGAGAAGAAAGAGTATATTAGACAGCTCCCAATACCGGGGCTGATCTATCCTCTAGCAAAAAACAACAAGAAGAAACAAGACTTCTTATCAAAAGATAATAACAACGTAGTATAACAATGACACACCACAACCACGACAATCAGAAATGGCATCCAGCAGAGGAGCTTAACGGAAGACTAGCTATGATCGGCGTAGTCGCAGCTCTACTCAACTATGCTTGGACAGGGCAAATCATACCCGGAATCTGGTAATGCCAAAAGGTAAAGGCGGCTACAGCCCCGGCCAAAAAAAGATCGCACGTGTTGCAGCACCACGCAACAAGATTACAGGGGCAGACTTCGCAGCACTAAGAAAAAATGGCAAGAAAAAAGGGAGTAAGCCTGTCTCTCGGAAGAGGTGAGAAGAGCCGCAAAGGCGGCCTAACAGCTAAGGGAAGAGCCAAGTACAATCGTGCTACTGGCTCTAATCTCAAAGCCCCTCAGCCCGGAGGAGGAGCTCGTAAAAGGTCTTTCTGTGCTCGCATGTCTGGCATGAAAGGCCCACTCAAAAAACCAAACGGCAAACCTACACGAAAGGCTCTTGCTTTACGTAGATGGAAATGCTGATGGCAAAAACAAAAAAGATAAAACCTTTCGATGAGCAAGATACAAGACTTGCTATGGGTCAAGATGCTGGTAACTTCTACAGACAGAAGGCTAAGTATGATGCCAAGAAAGATATGTCAAAAGAAAAGTATGACCCAACAGAGGGTAAGAAACGGGGTAAGAAATTACTCGATGATTTATTAGATGGAGTCTAATGGCAATCACATACAATGAAGACGGTTCCGTTAGGAAACGCAAAGGCGATAAGAAAGCTATCGCTATGGGCAAAGAGTTTTTTGGTGTACCTAAAGACGTTAGGGAAGCTAATAAAAGACTCTCAGGTAAAGGCCCATTCGATGTTAATGACCAGAAAAAGGTGATAGACTATTACAAGAAACTATCAAAAAACAAAAAGGGTAAAGCATAATGGCACACAAGAAAGGATCTAAATGTGGCTGCAAGCATGGAGGTAAGAAACGCTGATGGGTAAGTTATGTCCACGTGGTAAAGCAGCTGCCAAAAGAAAGTTTAAAGTATACCCTTCCGCATACGCTAACGCCTACGGTGTTAAGGTATGTAAAGGTCAAGTCAAAGCTGGTGGTAAGAAAAAGACTGCCCCCGGTTATAGCAAAGCAAAAAGAAGATGAGCTTACGTAGATGGTTCCAAGAGAAATGGGTTGACACCAAAACTGGTAAGCCCTGTGGCAGACAGAAAGGTGAGAAGCGTAAAGGCTACCCAGCTTGCAGACCATCTAAACGTGTGTCATCCAAAACACCTAAGACTACAGGTGAGATGTCTAAAGGCGAGAAGGCCAAGTTTAACAGAACTAAGACAAGTAGTAAGAGGATTAATTATAATCACTCGAGACGGAAGAAAAAACCCGTCCGTTCATCTCTACGTATTAACAAGTAGAGACGCATGACACCCAAGCATGGAACGGGGCTTGGATATATGAGAGATACAATGACTGTAACTTACGTATATCGTGGCATCAAGTACACAAGAGTAATCGGTTAAGGCCGTACAGGGAGGTTCAAGTCCTCCCATCTCCATTGGCGAGAGCCCAGTACGCTGGATACCTTGAGCCGTCTAGACGGTGGGATAGACCACAAAAATGGCCAAAAAAATTTCAGATCTGAGAAACGTAAACCAATATCATTCTTAGAAATGGCACAACAACAATCAGGATCTAGCCAACTAGCTCCTTTAACCGTACCGGGTGCTAATAATGGTGCAGCTTCTACAACTGACCAAAGGAGAGCCCTTTATTTAAAGTTGTTCTCAGGTGAGATGTTCAAAGGCTTCCAGAGAAACACTATAGCCCGTGACCTTATAATGAAAAGAACACTTACTTCTGGTAAGTCACTTCAGTTCATCTATACAGGTAGAACATCCGCCGAGTATCATACTCCCGGAAACAGCATACTAGGTAACTCCGATGGAGCACCTCCAGTAGCTGAAAAAACAATTACAGTTGACGACCTATTAATCAGTTCAGCTTTTGTTTATGAGCTAGATGAAACACTAGCACACTATGACTTGAGAGGAGAGATCTCAAGAAAGATCGGTTATGCTCTTGCAGAAAAGTATGACAGAAAGATCTTCAGAGCGATTACAAAATCAGCTCGTAAAGCACACCCTATCACAAAGTCTAACTTTGTTGAGCCCGGTGGAACACAGATCCGTGTAGGTTCTTCTACAAACGCATCTGATGCTTACAACGCTGCTAACCTCATCAATGCTTTCTACGATGCAGCTGCTGCACTAGACGAGAAAGGCATTTCTGGTGACGGAAGAGTAGCCGTCTTGAACCCAAGACAATACTACGAATTGATACAGGGCGTTGAGTCAAACGGACTCATCAATCGTAACGAGAGAGGAGACGCTTTACAGTCTGGACAAGGCATCATTGAAATAGCTGGTATCACCATCTACAAGTCAATGAACATTCCTTTCTTTGGCAACTTCGGTACTAAGTATGGTACTGGATCTGCTACAAACCCCGGTGTAACAGACCCCGGAAACTCAGGCTCCTTCGTAGAAGAAGCAATGGGTGACGACCACAACGTAACCGTAAACGACTACGGTCAGCAGGCTAAGTTCAACAACTCTTGTGGACTTATCTTCCAGAAGGAAGCTGCTGCTTGTGTAGAGGCAATCGGCCCTCAAGTACAGGTAACATCTGGAGACATTTCAGTTGTATACCAAGGCGACGTAATCTTAGGTCGTCTAGCTATGGGTGCAGACTTCTTAAACCCAGCTGCTGCTGTTGAATTATTCGCAGGCACAGCAACAAAGCCAACAGCGTTTGGTTAATTTATACTTTATACGGGAGCTTCGGCTCCCCTTTTTTATATGGCTTCCACAACTATTGATCTCGATACCGAACTATCCGCAGTAAACAGTATACTGGGGGCTATCGGACAATCACCATTGACTACTCTTAACTTTGATAACCCAGAAGTAGCGATGATTTACAACCTACTCCGTGATGCTAACGTAGACACGCAGGCAGAGGGGTGGCATTTTAACACAGAAAAACATGTAAAGTTTGCAATAGACGCTAATGGCAAGATAGCTATTGGTAATGATATACTGTCTATGGATTTACACGAGAATCAAGCAAAGCG